ATATCTGTGGAAATATAAGAATTAAATTTATAGATAAATTATTAAAAGAAAGGAGAAACTAAAATGCTAAAAGGACAAGTGTTTTCAAGACAATTATTCGAGAATCAAATCTTTGCTCTATTTATTAATACTTTTTTAAATGGAAATAATGGAGTTTCAAACAATTTTTTAAACAATATGGAAGTTACATATTCAGGCAATAATTTAACTGTAAATAGTGGAGCAGTATGCATTCAAGGTAGATTTTTGAAAGAAGATTCTTCTACAACGATTTCTGCTGGCACAGATACATCATATTGTAAGTTAGTAGTTGAAATTAATTTAGACAATCAAAATACAGAAAGTGATTTTAGACAAGCATATTATAAGATCATAAAAGGAGCTAATTCTTATCCTGCACTTACACAAAACGATATTGTAAAGAATAATGCAGGAATATACCAATATGAACTTGCAAGATTCCAAAATTCATCAAGTGGAATAACTAATTTCCAAGATATGAGAACGTTTTTAGATTTTCAATCAATTTATGATGAAATACATCAACACATAGAGGATATAGATGATGGTTCATTATGGTTATTAAAAACAGGAGGTACAATAAATGGAAATTTGGAAGTTAGTGGCAATATTGTTTGCGATAATATTACTAATAGTTCTCGGAAGTAAAGCAGTGTATAAAAATAACTTTGTAGTAATATCAGGAAATTTAAAGATTGCAGCAAGTGATAGTAATGTAGCAAATATAAGTTATCCTGAAGGTTTTAATGCTGAAAATTGCGTACCAATAAGTTGTGGACTACAGATTATTGCAAATAAAGGATATAATTATGTGGGCTATAAAAAAGATAGTAGTTCTGCACTAACTAATGCATATGATAGAAGATTAAATTTAGCATCTAGTAATATTGTTTTGATAGTAGATAATCCAACTACAAGCGAAAAGACAGTAAGTTATAAAATAGTACTTATGAAAATAAACTAGGAGGTAATCCATGAAAAAAATAATTGAAAAAATAATAGAGCCATCTCATATTGAGGTAGGCTCTACTTTTTTATTAAAAATAAAGGCTATAAGATACTTGACATATGAAGAAATAAAACAATTAACAATATCTAAACTAAAAGAATTTACAGTATCACAAATGAAAGGAGAATAAACATGCAAAAAATAGAATACAATTTACCTGTTTTTAAAGATGGAGATATAGCTGATTTGAATGAATATTCAAAACAGATGGCAGAAGCAATAAAAGTTCAAATCGATAAGTTTCGGAAATCCACTAATTTTTAAAGGTTCTGTAAATACTATAGAAGAATTAAATGCTTTAACTACTATTGAAACAGGAAATATATATAGAGTTATAAATGAAAATAAAAACTATATTTACAACGGAACTTCTTGGGAAGAGTATTCAGATAATATTGATATAAACCTACTTGAACTAAAATCACACAAATACATTCTAACAATAACAGAAACCACAGAAGCAGGAGCAGAAATAACCCTACCATGTTATTACAAAGTAGGACAAGATGTATTAGATGTATATCTAGAAGATGAAAGACTAATAAAGAGTAGTGATGAAGCAGGAACAGATGGGCATTATGTTGAAGTCGGAGAAGCAGATAGTATAAGCAATAAAATAAAAATAACAAGTGATTGGGCAGTATCTGCAGGAATGATTTTTGAGTTCGCAGTAAAGGGGGAATATAGCATATGATACCAAATCTAAAAAAAATAGAGAATAATATTGGATCAGACATATACGACAAAACAAAAACATATGCAGTTGATAACATAGTCATACACAATGGCTTGTTATACAAGTGCAAAATAGCAGTAACAACAGCAGAAGACTTTGACAGTTCAAAGTGGGAAAAAATTAGCATACTTGACAATATGATTTTTTTTGAAAAAGAAGGCGAATTTTAAGAAAATTAATAAAAAAGGGAGGAAACAAATATGAAAAATGCTCGAAAGCCTTGTGGCTGTACACACACACACACACATACTCTTTATGGGAAGGAGGAAATGGATTAAATTACATTTCACTTCTTCTTTTGGGAGGAGGTGGAGCAAGATAATTGTTCCACTTTTAGCACTTTTGAAAGAAGGTGCTAGAAATGGCTGATTATGGATATTTTAAAGATATAAAAGGTAATAAAAAATACATAAATGACGATTCAATTTACCATGAAGGAAAAAAATTGAACGATGTAATAAACGCAAAAGCAAATACAAGTGATCTAATAAATCTAATTTATCCAGTTGGATCAATTTATATGAGTGTAAATAATACAAGCCCAGCAACCTTATTTGGTGGAACATGGGAACAGATTAAAGGAAGGTTCTTGCTTGGAACTGGTGAAGTTGAAGCAAACACTACAAATTTTTGGGGTGAACTTCATGAGAATGAGGTAAATTGCCCTCCAGGTGAGCGAGGAGGAGAATCTAGGCATAAATTAACTCAAGTTGACATTCCTAATTATTCACTAGGGAAGATTCCAGATATTGTGCCAAATACCCATACAAACTGGAACAATGGAGGAGTTAAGGGCACTACGGTGGGAAATATTTCAAGCAATAAGCGTGGAGTTGGAGTAAATGGAAACGACCTTTCAAGTGGAATCCAATTTGGCTGGGAAATCTTCACGAATGGAGGTGGAGTAGCACATAACAATATGCCACCATATTTAGCAGTGTTTATGTGGAAAAGAATTGCATAATAGCTTATTATTATAATATATTAAAAATCTATATAACATAGAATATGAAAGGAAAATAAAAACGGCTTAAAAACGATTTTGAAGAGTAAAAAAGAAAGGGAAAGAAGTATGGAACCAGGAATCATAGTAGCTTTATTAGGTTTTAGTGGAACTTGTGTAGGATCACTTGGCGGAATACTCGCTACATCTAAATTAACAAATTTTAGACTACAACAGCTAGAAGAAAAAGTTGATAAACACAATACCATTATTGAAAGAACTTATAAGTTAGAACAAGAATACATAGATATCAAAGAAGATATTGATGAATTAAAAAAGAGAGAGAGGTGATATAATGAAAAAGAAAATAGGAATAATAGTAGCAATATTAACAGCAATATGCATACTTTTAAATGTGTTTTTAAATTATAAAGAAACAGGACAAGTTGATAGCGAAAATATAACAAAAGCGATTACAACAATTACAGATGTAATAGTAAGTGAGCAAACTTCAAGTGAAGCAAGCGATACAAAAAATGCTACAGAACAAGGCGGAAAGGTAGCTAGTACAGAAATAGCTATGAGCGAGAATATAGAAACAGTAACAGATGAAGGAGCAGAAGACAACTTAGAAGCTGATGCTTTACTTGAGCAGGAAAATATTGCTTATAATGGAGATAATACAGGAAATGGTTTATCTCTTTTAGGCACTTATCAAGGATTAACATATTATAGTCAAGCAGATAGTAGATGGGCTACAAAACTTTATACATCAACCAATAACAATAATCAAACTATCAAATCTAGTGGTTGTGGGCCAACAGCTGCAGCAATGGTAGTTTCAAGCTCAAAAGGAGCAATTCTCCCAAGCACGATGTCAAGTTTATTTGTAGATAACGGATTTCGAACAGCTAATAGTGGAACAGCATGGAGTGCTTATTCATTTGTGGCTGATTATTTTGGATTTAAAGAGTTTTACACAACATCAGATTATAATTATATGCTCAGTTATTTAAAAAGGGGATATTTTGTAATATGCTCGTGTGGAAGCGGATTATTTACAACTGGTGGGCATTATATAGTTTTAGCTGAAGAAAACAACGGAACTATAAGAGTGTTTGACCCATATCTATATGATGGAAAATTTAACACAGCTAGCAGAAGAAATGCAAAAGTACAAGTTAAAGGTACAAGTGTTTATGTAAGTAAAGCTAACTTTGAAAGATATGCTAATTATAAAAAATTCTGGATATATTCAAATGATAAAGGAAATGAAAATGAAAATACAAATAACAAAACATCAGTAAGTTATACAAGGTATGTAGCAACAGAAAGGTACAATTTAAATGTAAGAAATAAAGCAAATGGTACAAAGATTGGTTCTTTACCTAAAGGAACTAAAGTAGAAGTTGTTGAAACAAGTGGAGAATGGTCTAAAATAACAAGTCCAGTAAATGGATGGGTAAGTTCACAATATTTATCAACATCTATTGAAAATGACAAAACATACAAAACAGAAACATATAAAACAGGCACTTATAAAACAACAGCAAATATTCACGTTAGGACTGGACCAGGAACAAAATATAAAGCTAAAACATATAAACAATTAACATCAAATGCTAGAAAGCAAAATCGTAATCGAGGGAATTATTATTACAATGGAATAAAAAAAGGAGTTACAGTAAATGTATCTAAGGTAGTAAAAAGTGGTTCATACTATTGGGGAAAAATTCCAAGTGGATATATTTGTTTGAATTATTGCGTAAAAAGCAAATAAGTGTTACAATAATAATATTATTAATAGAACGGAGAGAAAATATGTCTCGATATATAGATTTAACTGGGCAAAGATTTGGAAGATTAAAAGTTATTAGCAAGGATGACGCTAAAGCAACTAATAGTACAATGTGGAAATGTTTGTGTGATTGTGGAAATGAAGCTATTGTTAGTAGTAATTCATTAAGGAGTGGACACACAAAAAGTTGTGGGTGTTTAAATTTTAGAAACCTTACAGGAAAGACATTTGGACAATTGACTGTAATTGAAAGAGTATATCCTGATAATTTAAGCAAAAAACATACATATTGGAAATGCAAGTGTAGATGTGGAAACGAAACTACAGTTACCTCAAACCATTTAATGACAGGCCATACGAGAAGTTGTGGATGTTCCCACAATAAATTAAAAGGAGAAAATAGTGTTTTATATAGACACGGAAAAAGAGATACAAGACTTTATCGAATATGGTCAGGGATGAAAAGCAGATGTTTAAATAAGAATAATGTTAAGTATAAAAATTATGGAGCAAGAGGAATTAAAGTATGCGATGAATGGAAAAATGATTTTATGGCTTTTTATAATTGGGCTATAAGCAATGGTTACAGAAATAATCTTTCTATTGACAGAATAAATAATGATGATAATTATGAACCTGACAACTGTAGATGGATAACTCTTCAAGCTCAAAATTGGAATACAACGAGGACTAAAAATCATCCTCCTAAGACAATACTAAAAGAACTAAAAAATACTAAAAGTGGCTGGATATGTTTGAATTATTGTAAAAAAATATAATATCAATGTAGATTAACTTAATTGTTAGTCTACCTCTTTTTTTGTGCCATGAAATTATATTACTTTAAAATAAAAATGGCTTAAAATTGATTTTCGAAAGCCATAATATAAAGATATTTTACTATATCGACAAACTTCGACAGACTTTGCAAAAAATATGTTGTATAATAGAATAAAGAGGTGATTTATATGTTATTAAATTTTCTTATCTGGATTAACAAAAGAAAATTGGACAAGATGATTACTTCAAATTGTACTTATGAAGAAATTTTAAAGCAAAGTCAAAAGGTAGATTGGTATATTAATATTTGGATGAAAAATTGGATTAGATTTAAGGGACGTTGACTTTTCCACAAAATAATAATATAATGTGGAAAGAATAATATTGAATAGAAGATTTTAATAATAAAAAATTAACCATTTTTTAACCATTTAGTACAGAATAATAAAAGTTGGAACAAATTAAAAAATGCAAAAAAGTGTATAAAAATAAGACTTTTAAATAGATATAATTTTATATAAAATGATAAAAGCATTTCAGTAGGTTCAGGTGTTGTTGCTGACATCATTGAATAATTTATATAGAAATATATAGTAATAGCAAGGGTTACAGAGATTTGTAACACCTTGCTATTTTTCTTATTTATCTATTTAGTATTGAATGAATCTAATCAATTATAAAAAAGTTAACAGCTAGTATTGATATTTTAATCTAAATATAGTAAAATACCATTATAAAAGGTTGAAATATGCAAATAATAGCATTGAAAGGAAATGATGAAAATGAAAAAAGCATTACAATTAATCATCGTTATAGGTA